CCGTGTGGGCGGCAGCGAGCCTCTTCGGATCGACGGCCATCAGAGCCTCCCGCCGGGCATGAGGGCCGCCTGGCGAGCGAGATCACCACGGGCGGTCTGTGGACGAGCCGCCATGGGCTCCTGGGCCGTCAGGCGGGCGAGCTGGCCAGCGATGACGGGGAGCCATCGCGCCGCGGCGTCGCTGCCGGAGATCACACCTGCCGAGGTTGTCGGCACGCTGGGCAGGATCGTGCCCGAGACGTTCGGCACGAACAGCTCCGGGCGTTTCTCACCCACGATGATCGGACGGCCAGCGATGGCAGGACCGCCGTGCTGGCGGACCTCGAAGCCGCCCCCGACGCTGAGGTTTCCCCCGGAGGTGAAGCGGAGCGCCTTCCCGGCGGCGCGGCCCTTCGCTGCCAGTCGGTCGAGCAGCTCGAGGAGCGCCATGATCGCGGCCTTCTCGTCGTCTGTCGCGGTCAGGAGCTCCCTGCGGAGCGTGTCATTCAGTGTCGTGATCTGCGTCGCGCTGGCCTCGCCAGCACCGACCATGACGGCGACGAGTTCGAGACGGGCCTTCGCGAGTTCGACGATGCGCGCCTTGGCATCGGCGACCTGTTCCGCCGTGGACTTCTTCGAGGCGATGATGGCGCGCTGTTCCTCGACCTCCCGGAGGTTCTCGGCGAGCTCTGCCTTGCGGATGAGCGGATCGTAGATTGCATCCGCGGCACTACTGGCGACCCCGGCGAGACGGTTTGCGCCGGCCTCGAAGCTGGAGACAAGATCCTCCCACGAGACCTGAACGTCATCGGCCTTGTCCGCCACATCATCGAGACCGTCGGCAGTCTTCTCGAGGGCGGGGTACATGCGCCTGCGGAACGTATCGGCGGCATTGTCGGCCATCGCGTCGAGGGCATTGACTTCCGCCTGTGTCTTCCCGCCGCGTAGGATCAGATCATCGAGCGCGTCGCCTGTATCCCCGAGAGCTTCGAACATCCCGATCCAGCCCATGGACCCAGCCCGGACTGCCGTGGTGGTCGCATCGAGGTTATCGACGACCTTGACCTGCGCTTGCGTAAGCGCGAGCTGGGTTGGGAGCAGTTTCTCCCCGAGGATTGCCTGCTGGTCCCTCAACTGGGCGTTGGCAGTCCGTTGCGAGTTCGCGAGACCATCGGCCGTGCGGGCGAAGTCGCCCTGCGCGGTCGTCGTCTCCTCCATGATGAGCTGATAGCGGGCGAGGACTTTCGCCCCCTCGGTCAGTTCACCATGCGCTCCAGCCAAGCCCAATTCGGCGGCCTTCGCCTTGACCTTCGTTTCGGAAAGGAACACACCGACTGAGCGCAGGGGTTCGGCTTCTCCGGCCAAGCCGGAGCGGAGCTTTTCGAGGACCACCGTCGGGTCGAGATTATTGAATGAGGCCAGGTCGCCGGCAAGGGTGACAATGCCCTTGGACATATCCGCGGCCTTCTGCTGGCCGAGGTCGAGGCCCACAAACAGGTTCCCGAACGTCGCCGATGCCTCGATCGCCGCCTGCTTACTGATGCCCATGGACTTGGCGGCGGTATTACCGAAGTCCTCGACCGCCTCCGCGCTGCCGCCGAAGATGACCTTGGACTTGGAGAGTGTCTCGTTCATATCGGAGGCAGCGCCGATGCTGTCGCCGATGAAGTCGGCCGCCGCACTCGCGGCCATGCCCATGAGGTCGAGCCCCTTCGCCGTGATCGCCGCGCCAGCGCCGATGGCAAAGCCTTTCGCGCCCTGCTTCTGAAGGCGCTCGAACTTGTCGCGGAGCCTGTCAAGGTCCGATGATGCTTTCGCAGTGCCCGTGACCTGAGTGGCAACACGGACGACGTTTCCGGCCATTCAGTCCTCCGCCTTTCCGAGATCGAGGTCGAGGAACGCCATCAGGCGCAGGAGTTCAGCGTCTTCCGTGAGTAGCGTCGAGAGCGTGTAGCCGGAGTACGTCGTCAGAAGCATGTGGAGTAGCTCCGCGCGCTCCAGCTCCGCCGGCTTGTCTACTCCGACGGCGCGGTAGCGGAAGACGCGCGCGGCAAAGGGAGGGGCACGTCGCGGACCCCATCGAGCCATGCCTTCACCGCGGCGAGCAGCGGATGCGGGTCGAGTCCGGCCATAGCCTCCGGGCTCACGGGAACCTTGTGTGACCACGACTTCACGAACGGCGCCCACGCCGCGAAGAGTGCCGTGAAGCTGGCCCGCTCGCCCCAGTTCCCGGCCTCGTAGGCTTCACGCACGGTGAAGTAGGCGTCCAGCGAGACCGGGCTGATGATGGTCAGGATGTGGCCGGGGGAATCTTCGAACTCGATGCGTAACGTCTTCATGCCCACCTCGTGCCCACCGGAAAGGAACCCCGGCGCCGATGGGCGGGCGCCGGGGTCCTGTCATCACGACCAGACGGCACCCGTTCCGTCGCTCATCTCGAAGGGCACGCTCCACGCCAGCGAGCCATCCTGGCCGCGAGTCAGCGCATAGTCCGTGGTCACGGCACTGAACGTCGCCGTAGCGCCGGGGAAGGCGATGACGAACGTCTTGACGCCCGGTGTGTTGAGCGTCGCGTGACTCATGAGCGCGGTGGTATTGAAGGACCCAGTCAGGGTGCCCGACAGGTCCTTGAGCAGCGAGAGCCGCTCGACGCCGGTCTTGTCGACCCCGGTGACGTCTTGCGTCCCCGTGGGCGTGTTGAGCGTGATGCTCGTCACGTCGTTGCTGATGTTGTTGCCCGCCACGGTGACGGTTGAGGTGATACCGGAGACTTTGGCCACGTCGGCGTCCTTTCTGTCCTATGCGAAAACCCGCCGACCGGCGGGCTACTGGGACCGAGGGGGAAGAGGATTAGCTGGCGACGCAGGTCGCGTTGTACGCCGCGCCCGTGCCACTGGCGAGCCCCGCGGTGACCGCGCTGGCATAGCCCCACGTCGGCGGATCGACGAGGTAGCGCACGAAGACAACGGCGCAGACGAGGTTCGTGAAGGTGCCCGTCACGTTGACGCGGATGTAGCGGCGGACCGTCGCGGTGCTGACGCCCTGGACACGCTGCGAGGTGGCGCCCGTGACCGCCGTGAAGATCATGTTGGCGAGGTCGGCGAAGCCGGACCCGGCGCTCGCGCTGTCCTGCACGGCGACCGTCGCCGTGCCCGAGCCGATGCTGAAGACATGGAGATAGGCACCCGCGCCGAAGGCCGTCGAGGTTCCGCCATAGTCGTCGATGCTCGTGCCCGCAGCGGCCGACGCGAAGGTCTGCTTGCCCGTGGTGAGGAGCTGCCCCCATTCGAGCCCGTAGTTGTTGGCGAGCGCCTGCACCGTGACCGCCAGCGAGCCGTCCTGCCCGCGCGTCGGACTGTAGTCGATCTGCTTCCCACTGAGCGAGGCGGCGGCCACGCCGAGTGTCGTGCCGTTCGCATAGGTCACGATGCGGTCGGCGCTGGGCACTCCGGAGAGGGCAAGGTGCGCGGCGCCCGCCGCGGTATCCCACCAGGACGTGAAGCTGATCTCGCCATCGCGCAGACCGGCGACGCGCTCCATGCCGGTGTTGGTCAGGGACGGGACCTCCAGCATGGCGCGCCGGGACGCGATCGTCTGGACCGAGCCGACGTCGCCGGAAAGGTCGAACTCCGCGACGTAGAAGTTGGCACCGATGCCCGAGGTTTTGGCCATGGAAGACTCCTAGACCGTAATGTCGTCGACGAACGCCTGGTCAACCCAGACCGTGAAGGTGGCGGTGCGGCAGAGGACATTGGCGACGTTCTCCCAGGCCGCGACGGTATCGGTGATGCTGAGCCCGATGCTGTTCCCGTCGAGGTAAACGTCACCCCAGAGCGCCGCCTTACAGGCGCGCACCGCGCTACGGACCCAGACCTCAAGCGAGTCATCGAGCGACGTGGCGCGCACCGAGCCGGGGCGGTAGATGCGGACCAGCACGCCCTCCTCGATGTTCGTCTTGGTAAGGCTGTTCCCGCCCGTCTCGGACTCGCGATCCCCGACGTACCAGTAGCCGATGATTGGCGTGTTCACGGCATCCGGCTCGCCCTGGCGGATCTCCGAGATGGCCGGGGAGAGCGTTGCACCCGCCGTCACGAGATCGGCGTCGATGGCCGCGATGACACCGGCCCAGCTCATCTAGTTCAGGCCCTTCACGAGATCGGCGCGGAGGACGGCGCGCGAGCGGCGGATGGCCGAGGCGGTCCGCCGGAAGATGTGCCAGCGGCCCTCGATGCTCGAGGCCGCCGCGAGCGTGCGCTTGGACTCCGCGGCATCTTTGCCCGCGGTCGAGGAACTCACGACCATCGAGGCCATCCACGGCTTGCCAGCGACACTCTTGACGCGCCCGACGATGGCGTTCCGGCTATAGCCGGTGTACCGCGGCATCTGTCCCGCATGCGCACCGACCTCGGTCTTCACCTCGTCCTCGGCCTCGGCCGCAAGCGCCTCCATCATGTCGCGGACGTTGCCGCGCAGCGTCTTGCCGGGGTCACGGGTGAAGAACGGCCCTTCGAAACGGACGGTGAGGAGCTGCGCCATCACGCCACCCGTTGGGTGTACCAGTCGAGGACGTCGCGGTCGCGCTTGCTCAGCATCCGCTCGAAGGTCCGACTGCCGTCGATGTTGATCGTGAAGCTGTCGCCGCCCGAGCTGCCCCGCTCGCGGTGCAGGCCCGTGACGAGCGTCATGCCGATACCCGCCACGTCGGCCGGCGGCTCCGCCCAGCCGAAGTCACCGACCGCTTGCACCATCGAGTGCCCGCCCGTGAAGAAGCGCAGCGCGCCCGTCCACGTATTCAGCTCGATGCGCGTGGCGGGCCAGCCGTAGTCCCGTTCGTGGGGCAGAGGCCGGAGGTAGTAATCCGTCGCCGCGAGCGCGGTGTACGTGCCGCCCGTGTCGGGCTGCGAGGTCGTCGCGTAGCTCAGCGTCGTGATAGCCCGGACGCCCTGGGGGATGATAAGTGCGGTCGCGGCGTAGGGCACATCGTAGGTCCGCGTGCCGCTATAGGGGAGGAACTCGCGCCCCGTCTTGCCGAGAATGTAGGTCGTCACCTGGTCGATGTACTCGATGAGGTTCTCGTCCTCGGACGTGTCACTGATACCGAGGCGCTGTCTCACATCGAGCAGGTCGCAGATGCCCGTCGCGCCGGTACGAAAGACGGCGGACCACTCCGAGACGTTCGTCCCCGCCTGGTTCTCGTAGCGGGTCCGGTACCACGTCGTCGTCGTGCCGTTGGCATCGTAGAGCGTGTAGATCTTCGTGCCGGCGACGAGCGTCGCGGTGGCCTCGTTCGTGTAAGCGCCCGCCTCGGTGGCGCTCGACTGGAGCCGCACGATGGCCAACGCATCGTAGGCGCCGGCATTGAGGAGTTCGTCAGCGTTCTCCACGGAGACGCGGATCACGTTTGCCATGCGTCAGTCGCCTCGCGGTAGGTGGTGGACGGCGCGCCCGACAGGGCGAGCGTGATCGGCACTGAGGATCGCCACGGCGTTCCATGCGGCGACGAGCGGCGGGGCGGCATCGATCAGGCCCCGGATGCCCGGACCCAACGCGGCGCCACTGGCGAGGGCGGCAGCAGCCGCCACTGCTACGGCCGGACCGAGGTCCCATGCCGCCCCTGTCCCCGTGGCCGCCTCAGCATCTACGAGGACATCGCCGGCCCCACCCACGGAAACGGTGGCGTCGGCCGCGGCCCCCGTAGCCGTCGCCGTGGCGGCCGCGACACCAAGCTCGACCGATGCCGCCCCGGCTGCCCC